TGTTTAACTGATTCTAACATTGTAGTTATATCGTCATTATCCTGAAGGAATTTCTTTAATTGAGCTAGTCTCATTGCTTGGTCTTCGATAACTAATTGCTTACCTTGTACCTGCATACCTAAATCCATTTGACCACCATAGTATTGTTCTAATGACTTTGATAATCTTCTAGCCTTTTCATTACTTTCGTACTTATATAATGTAGATATGATTTCCTGCAGGTTGTTATCCCTTATCCAATCCATATGAGGTCTGTTATCTTTATAGTCCTCATCACATTTACATTCCCAAGTGGGTTTGTCGCATTCTAAACATAATAGTTTATCTGACATAATTTAACTCCTTTTGTTTTATTCGTTTTATTCTAGTACCACCAATATCTATGAACTGACCTTCTAACAACATAAATATTGCTTGAACTTGTCCTTCTGATAGTATTGGTTGATACCACTTATCTTTTTGCATACTCCACAAATCTAAAGTATAATTTGGATGTAACCACTCTCTTAATGGACAATCAAAAGCAGATGTTCCATCCGAAGGTGTAATTTCAACCCAACGAACCTCTTCTCTTATTTGAGGGACTGGTATGAAGTTACAAATATGGTCATCACTCCATTTAACAGGGTCTGGTTGGTGATGTAGGAACGATTCTTGTTCACAAGTCTCGCACATCCACCTCGCATCCGTTTTAGGTTTACCTGAACTTCTACGAGCCATTATTTATTCCTCCTTATATATGTTACACTAACAAACC